TTTTGGTACACATACGACAGAGGAGACCTCATGTCCGAAACCAAGATTATCTACCGACTGGACCCGAGACAACTGGCTGCCGTGCAGCGACAGGCGGGTTCCGTCCTCTCCGTCAATTCCAACACCACGCCCTTGGAGGCAGGTGTGCAGATCGGAATGGCACGAGTTCTCCGCATCTTGCAGGAGGGATTCACCATTGAGTCCAGCAATCCGAACACCAACGACGGGTGATAGAGAGCGGATCAGGGCGGCGCTAGACGCTGCCCTGTATCTGTCTTTAGCCCCGAGTGGGAGTGAGCACAGTAGCTCCTCAGTAAGCTACCTCTGTGACGACCCGCAGTACACTGTGGAAATGGTAGTACAGAATATGGTAGATGCAGTAGTGATAGACGAAAGCTACCTACTGGTATTCTCTGTAGTGAAACCTTGGTACTCTAAGAACAGGCTAGTCCTGTCTGAGGACTTGGTGCTACGGATCGGCAAGGGTAGCTCCTTCAGGGCGGTAGTCGCCGCACTGGAGCATCTGGCCGAGACCAACGATTGCGCTGCCATAGTCACAGGCGGGGCACTAGCTCGATCCTCTCGGGCAATCACCCGGCTATACCAACGCTTCGGCTTCGAGCTGGAGGACGGTTCGCCGCAACTCACCAAACGAAGGAGATAGCCTTATGGGTTCCATCCTTGGCGGTGGCTCGGCAAAGAGGGCAGCCAAGAAGCAAGCGGCTGCTATCGACCGTCAGACCAACCTCCAGACCCAGCAGACCAACTACCAGATTCAGGCAATGGCAGACCAGATGGCTACCGCCGCCGCCCAGCAGGCTGCGAGCGAGTACGCCGAGAAGTTGCTGAGTGCTCCCATCGAAACGGTGGACATCCGGCTCGGCACCTCCGACCTCGACCTGAAGACAGACGACCTGATTGGTCGCCGCCGCACAACGCGGCAGCAGTACCAGCGCGTTGTCCCCACCGCACAATCCCGGCTGACCGGCATGCCCGGCACCGACCTACTGTGAGGTGAGCATGGAAAATCCAATGTGCCCGACAACTGCGGGCCAGCGCTTCGAGAAGCTGGACGGAAAGCGCAACGGCATTCTCAACCGGCTGGAGCGCTACGCTTCGTGGACTATCCCGAAGCTGTTCCCCAAGAAGAACCGCGATCAGGACACCGAGCCGCTGACCCACGGGTTCCAGTCGCTTGGGGCGCAGGCGGTAAACCACCTCGCCAACAAGCTGATGATGTCCCTGTTCGCACCATCCCGCCCGTTCTTCCGGCTGGAGGCGAACCGCAAGGCACGAACCGCGATGAGCGAGGCAGGCGTGGACCCGAAGGCAATCCAGACCCAGCTTGCGAAGCTGGAGCAGGAAGCCTCGCTGGAGCTGGACAAGCGATCCATCCGCGCCCGGCTGTACGACCTGCTGAAGATGCTGATCGTGCTGGGCAACGCGCTCATGGTGTTCGACAAGGACACGGTGCGCGTGCTGACCCTCCGCAACTACGTCGTCAAGCGCGACCGCCAAGGTTCGGTGTCCGAACTCATCATCCGCGAAAAGATTCACAAGTCCGCGATCAAGCCCGCAGCGCTCGCCGCAGTCATCGGCAACCCGGAGTTCAAGCCGGACGACGATGGCAACTGCTGGGAGTACAAGTGGGTGAAGTTCAACGGGACGAAGTTTGAGGAGACCGTGTGGCTGGACAACGTGCAGCTGCCCGCTAACTTCTCGTCGAACTACACTACGGAGAAGCTGCCATACCGCGCTGTGACGTGGGACTTGGCGGCAGGCGACGACTACGGCACCGGCCTCGTGGAAGACTACGAGGGCGACTTCCAAGCGCTGTCTCTCCTGAGCGAAGCGACCATCCAAGCAGCGATCCTCGCCTCCGAGTTCCGGTGGCTGGTGAACCCTGCTGGTCAGACTTCCGTCGAAGACTTCGTGGCCTCGCCCAACGGCGCGGCAATCCCCGGACAGAAGGGCGACATCGAGCTGATTAGCTCCGGCGTCGAGGGCACGCTACAGACCAACCTCAACATCCAGCAGCTCTACATCAACCGCATCGGCGCANGCTTCCTGCTCCAGACTGCGGTGACTCGTCAGGCCGAGCGCGTGACGGCGGAAGAAATCCGCATGGTGGCCGAGGAGCTGGAAGGCGGGCTGGGCGGCGGCTACAGCCGCATCGCCGTGGACGTGCAGGTTCCCGTGGCCTACTGGGTCATGGAGCTGATCGACAAGAGCATCGCCGGTTCCGACATCGAACCCGTCATCATCACCGGCCTCGCCGCGCTTTCGCGCACCGGGGATCGTGATCGGCTGCTGGGCTTCGGTCAGGACATCAGCGGCGTGCTGAGTCTGCCTCCGCAGATTCTTGACCGCCTGAAGCTGTCCGCGTGGATCGCCGACCTCGCCGCAGCGCGCGGCCTTGATCCCGCAACCTACGTTCTGAGCGAGGAGGAGTACGGGCAGATGATGCGGATGCGACAGCAGCAGCAGCTCGCCGTGCAGAACGCCTCGCAGCAGATCGACAACCAGAACAACATGGAGACCCAATGAGTCAGAACGCACCTCCGGGCGGTGGCCCCAACGCAAACGTGATCGTCTCGACCGCGCAGCCCAACGGCAACACGCCGCCCGCCGACGACCCGACCAAGGTCCAGCCGAACCAGCCGGTCGCACCGGCACAGCCGCAGGCTCCCGCAGCCCCGGTCGTGACTGACCCGAACGCGCTGAACCTCGAACCCGCCCCGCAACCGCAAGCCCCGGCACCGAACGCGCCGCAGGCTCCCGCTGCTGCCGAGCTGCCGGACTTCGGCGACAACGGCCTGAACATCGCGGCCGACTACTTCGTCAACACGCTGGGTCTCGACATCAACAGTCGTGAGCTGACCGAGGCGGCGAGGGGCAACTTCCACCTGCTGGAAGCCAAGATCGAAGTGCTGGGCGACAAGGCGAAGGGCGCAGGCCCGATCCTCGCTCTGGCGAAGGACTCGGTGTCGCGCATCGCCGCCGCCGCCGACGCGAAGCACAAGGAAACCGTCACCAAGGTCCACGAGGCCGTGGGTGGCGAGGCGAACTGGAAGGCCGTGCAGCAGTATGCACGCACCAACCTGCCCGCCGATCAGCTGAAGCAGGCCAGTGAGGCGTTGTCCTCGGGCGGCTTGGCTGCCGTTGCGATGGCCCGGCACCTGTTGAGCCTCGCGTCCTCGAACCCGAACGTCTCCGTGCAGGGTCAGCCAGCTACCAATCCGGCTGCCGTGTCCGAGTCGTTGCAGGGCGTCGCCCCGCTCACCCGCGAGCAGTACCGTGCAGAGTACCGCAAGCTGGTGGACAAGCTGGGCATCAGCGGTGCAGCGAAGTCCGACGAGCTGAAGGCTCTGAACGCTCGCGTCATCCACTAATCAACCAAGGAGCATCACTACAACATGAGCACCATCTTCCCGACCGTCCCGGTCCTCCCGAACCAGATCAACCAGCAGGGCAACGAGAACGCCCTGATTCTGGAGCAGTTCACCGGCGACGTGGAGCACACCTTCGTTTCCAGCTCCGTGCTGGAGAAGTTCTTCCCGCGCAAGGCGGTCAAGGGCACCAACACCCTGACCAAGAAGGCCATCGGCCGCACCAAGCTCCAGAAGCTGAAGCGCGGTGACGCGCCGGACGGCACGCAGGTGGACTTCAGCAAGACCTCCGTGACCGTGGACACCATGCTGCTGTCGCGCCACTCCATCTGGCAGCTGGACGACATCTTCACCGACATCGACACCCGCAAGGAAATCGCCATCGAGCAGGGGCAGGAGATTGCCGAGTTCGTGGACGCCACCATCAGCATCGCTGCTGCCAAGGCTGCCGCCATGACCACCTCGGCCTTCACCAAGAACGGCCGCGCGCCCGAGGGCCACTTCGGTGCCACGCAGGTCGTGCTCGCCGCCGCCGGTGACGAGAACGATCCGGCCAAGCTGTACGCCGCCATCGGCAAGCTGTTCTCCGAAATGGAGGAGACCAAGAAGGTCAAGCCGCAGCGCGACGGCATCGTCCTGATCGTCCGCCCGACCGTGTTCTACACGCTCCAGCAGGCCGAGCAGATCGTCAACGGCGAGTACCTGACCAGCGACGGCAACAAGCTCACCGGCATCCCGGTCTTCAAGGCGTGGGGCGTCCCGGTCCTGTCGAGCGAGAACCTGCCGAACGGCGTGGTCTCGGGCCACCTGCTGTCGAACGAGGACAACGACAACTTCTACGACGGCGACTTCACCGGCCTCGTGGCCGTGGCTGTCTCGCCGCGCGCCCTGATGATCGCCGAGGCGCTGCCGCTCCAGTCGAGCGTGTGGTGGTCCGACGCCTCGAAGTGCTTCTTCGTGGACAGCTGGATGTCGTTCGCCGTCGGCTTCGACCGCGTGGAACTGGCCGGTCGCATCGACGCGGCCTAATCCCTCCGGGCGCAGTCCCTGACTCAAACTGCGCCCTCTACCAAGGAGTAAGACACAATGGTCTATGACCGCCCCTTCGAGATTTCCGACCGCGTTTCGATCACCGCCGCAGTTGCTGCGCTTGGCATCGAGGCCGGTACGCTGGGCACCGTCGTCGCCGTCTTCGGCCGCGACAATGCGTGGCGTATCGTCGTGCGCGTGAAGGATGACGCGAACGGCTCGCAGGACTTCGAGCTGGCCCCGTCCGCCGTGACCCTCGCGGCCGACTGATCCACCGGCAGGGAGAGCACAGCGCTCTCTCTGCCTTGTTCCCAAGGAGGCACCATGTTCATCACCAAGTTGGACGTAGTGAACGCCTGCCTGAAGACGATGGGCGAGACGAAGCTCAACACTCTGGAGGAAGATCACCCGTACAAGGATGATGCCCTCGACCTCGTGGACCGTGTGCTGCGCGACACCTCGTCGCTCGCACTGTGGTTCAACGTGGAGTGGTTGAAGCTCCAGCCGCAGGCCACCAGCAAGTACATCATGGTTCCGACCGACGTGCTGAAGGTGGACCCGGTGCCGCAGTGCGGCGCGCGGCGAGTTGCCCAACGCGGACGGCGCCTGTACGATGTCGCACGCAACAAGTACGAGTTCGATGGCCCCGTCACTGTCAAGGTGGCCCGGCTGCTGGACTTCGAGGACTGTCCCTACGAGGTGCAGATGTTCGTGCGCGACGATAGCGTGCTGCGTTTCCAGTCGGACTTCGACGGCGACAACACCAAGTACCAGAAGATTCTGCAACAGCGCAACGAATCGTGGGTCAACCTGCGGTCAGAGCACATCCGGCAGATCAAGGCAAACCCCCTGTACGCGAGGACTAGCGTGGACGTTCTGCGTCAGCGCGTGTTCAACTACAGTGGGCACCCGTGGCACAGCCACACCACATTCCCCGGCTAAGGAGGCATCATGGCAAAGGCAGGCGGAACCTACCCGGACATCGTGCAGGGCGTTAGCGGCAAGCCGCCGCATCGCCGCCGACCCGGACAGACGACCGAGCAGATCAACATTCTGTCCGATCCCGTCGAGGGGCTTGTGCGTCGTCGCGGCACGCGCTTCGCTGCCCGGCTGCCTCTGGCCCTGAGCGAGGCGGCGCGCGTCGAGCTGCAAGACATGGACGTGTTCGACTTCACGCAGGGGGGCCGCGAGTACGCGCTGCTGTATCGCCGCAAGGCGTCGGCGCTCGGCTCCGCGAGCTTCGCGTTCCTGTANGACAAGACGGGCGAGAAGTTCATCCCGATCACGTACGAGAACAGCGCGTGGGTCAACACGCTGGTGGCAGGCGGCGCATCGTCGCTCGCGGCCATCGGCAGCTACGTTTACATCGCGGGCAACGACACCCTCCCGAGCGTGACCAGCACCAACCTCTGGCAGGAGGCGACCAACCTGCGCCGGCTCGCCGCGTGGATTCGCACCGGCNAGTTCAACACCACCTACACCGTGACCCTGCACCGCGCAGACGGCACCACGTTGCAGGTGACGTACAAGACGGTGACGGCTGCCTACCCCGGCACGCTCGACACCAGCGACATCCCGTTCTACTTGAACGACGGCACCACGCCGGACCCGGAATACCAGAAGCACGTCAACGACCGGGTGAACGAGTACAACTCCGCAGTCAACGAGTGGATCGTCACGAGCGCCGAGCAGACCCGGCCCGAGTACCATCGCCGACGAAGCTGTCGGACTTGCTCGTGGACGCGGGCGTGGCCTCGACCTACCTGAAGGGTTCCATCCTGATCGACGACGCCCAGTTCGTGGACATCACGGTGGACGATGAAGGCGACGGCACCACGTTCTTCGCGGCAGGGCAGGAAATCACCGACTCCACCTACGCGACCAAGTACCACTTCCACGGCAAGATCATCCGTGTGCGCCCGAGCGGCGCAGGCGCGGACGAGGCGTACTACCTGCGCGCGGAACTGGAGAGCGGGGAGACTTCGGGCTTCGGCTCGGTGGACTGGTTCGAGACTGCGGGCGTGACCTGCACCATCGACAACCTTGTCGCCCAGCTCTACATCCACAACGGGCAGGCGTGCATCGCCCGCAACGGCGCGGGCATCACCAGCATCTTCCCGGCGAGCGGGGAGCATCCGGCATACGGCGAGCGCAAGGTCGGCGACGGCCTCACCTCCCCGATCCCGTGGTTCATCGACAAGCCCGTCACGATGCTGTCCGTCTTCCAAGATCGGCTGATCGTGGGCAGTGCGAACTACGTCAATGCGAGCAGGAGCGGGGATTACCTCGACTTCTGGCGCGGCAGCGTCGTGACCATCTCCGACAACGACCCGGTGGAAATGTTTGCGTTCGGTTCCGAGGGTGATGTGCTGCGGCACGCGGTGCTCTACAACGGCAACCTCATCATCTTTGGTGAGCGGCAGCAGTACGGCGTGAGCGGCGATGCGCTGCTGACTCCGAAGTCTCCCCTGATTAGGGCGGTGAGCGCCAACAAGGACAGCACCGCCGCGAAGGCTCAGACCTCCGGCAACTTCATCTTCTACTCGCAGTACGGTAGCGAAGGCGTGAGCCTGCACCAGATGCGCGTGGGTGCCCTCAACGGGCAGCAGACTGTGACCGACGAACTGAGCGAGGAGCAGGACAACTGGCTGAAGGGAGAACCGTTGCAGATCGCCGCTGTGACGGCACCGAACGTGGTGCTGTTCCGCACCCGCAACCAGCCCAGCACGTTCTACCTGTACCGCTACGAGGACAACAAGAACAACGGGCAGCGGCAGCTGGAGGCGTGGAGCAAGTTCCAGTACGCGGCATCTCTGGGGAACATCCTCGGAGTGAGCGTGTTCAAGAAGTCGGGCATCGTGTTCACCGGCCGCGCAAGCGGAGTGGTGGCTGACGTTCTGGACTTCAACGGGCGAGCTGGACGAGCACGGGTACATCGACTCCCGCGTCGCGTACGCGAACCGCGCGGCGAACGGTGTGGCCGACGGCTCCGTAGTTGTGAACGCGACGAGCGGCTACTTCCTGCTGGGCACGCCACTGGCGCGCATCGCGGAGTTCCTGTCGCAGTTCGATGACCTCGATCCTGCGGCGCTGGAGTTCGGCGTGGTGAGTCCCGCATCGGTGACTCCGACCAACCCGTTCCCGCGAGACCAGAACGGGCAGGCTGTGCTGGATGGTCGCATGGCACTCAACCGCGTCACCGCCGACGTGCAGAACACCGCAGGCATGGTGGCCGTGGTCGCCACGCGCAACCGGGTGCAGAGCAGCATCGACTTCGAGGGCCGCATCCTCGGCGATAGCGACAACTTGGTCGGGTGGCAGCCGGTGTATTCCGGGCAGCTGTCGATTCCCGTGGGCCGCGAGGTCCGCGAGTGCAGCTACACGATCAGCTCCAAGGACTGGCTCCCGCTCCGAGTGACGGGCCTATCGTGGGTTGGTCAAACTTTCAACAACGTGCGGAGGGTTAGCTAGTGGGTAGCGTAAACACTATCCTTCAGGCCAACAACATCACGCGGGTTGCACGAGCGAACTGGCGCGCAGCTGAGGCAAAGACGAAGAACACCAACGCCCTCGAAGTGGCGAAGGTGAACTTCTCGGAGTACATGCGCTCGCTCAACAACCGCGCCAAGGTGAACGCGGCCTCGAAGGAATACAACTTCCAGATGGAACAGCTTTCGGAGGAGCTGCGCGCGAAGCAGGGAGCAAGCCTCAACACGCAGGTGCAGCTTGCCGCTGCACGCGGTGCTCTCGCGGCACAGTCCGGGTTCGTGGGTGTCGGTGGTTCGTCCGCCGACCTCATGGACACGATGGTGCGCCTGCAATCCGAAATGGATCAAGAGACGCAGCATAACGCGATCAGCCTCATGGCGAGTCGCGGGGCTTTGCAGACGGCGCAGATCATGGCGAACGCTTACAAGGGTATGGACATCAGCCGGACGTTCGGCCAGTTCGACTACCAGCAGCACATCGAGCCGAAGCCCATGAAGAACCGGTTCGGTGCCCTACTCGGCGCAGCCGTAGCCACTTATTTCGGTGGCCCGATGGCCGGTATGGCAGTTGCCGATTTCGCTGTCGGCATGTGGCAGGGTTCCAACGGCGACTTCCAAGGAATGAGCAAGAGCTTCGACTCCTCTATCCAGAACGGCCTGTCGGCGTGGCAACAGACTTCCCAGCGAGGTGGCAAGTCGTGGGCGTCCAGCACCTTCGGCTACAATGACGGCACGGGCCGTCAGACTAAGCCCTCTTGGGGTGCTGCTACTACGCAGTTCGGCAACAACTACGACAACTTCTCCACGACTACCTCCGGCCTTGGCTGGTTCAGTAGCGGGAGCAATTCAGGAGGTGCATGGTAATGGCTATTGGTGATCCGGGCACGATCACCTTCAGCACCGAGACGGTCGGTGGCGGTTCGCTTGGTGCGACCGCCGCCGTTCCGCAGACCGGTGTGCAAGGTGGTGGCGTGGCCCCGCTACAGGCGGTACGCAGCGGCAGTGACTGGTTCGCCGGTACTGGCGGCATGACGATGCCGGACAGCAATCTCCCTGAGTTCTTGAACGAGATTACTGCCCCGAACCGCAAGGCGCTGGAGCAGCAGCAGATGTGGGATGGCTTCGTTGCGGCACGCAGCGGGCAGACGATTGACGAAATCTCTGCCGAGCAGCCGTGGTACAGCAAGCTGTTCGGTCCCACGAACTACGAGATTGGTGCGCAGAACTACAACGTGCTGCGTTCGGTCTCGGACATGGAGCAAGACCTGATCCACCGCATGCCGGAGCTGCGCAAGCTGCCGCCGGAAGCGATGGCGCAGGAGTTCAACAAGCTCGCCCAGTCGCAGATGACGGGCAACGGTTACGCAGACGCCGTGTTGCAGAAGACCTTCATGGAGCGCGCTGGTCCGCTGATGGACCTGCACACCAAGGAGCGCGTGGCGTGGCAGCAGAGCGAGCTGGTCAAGGCGCAGTACGCGAGCAACAGCAGCAACTCCACCAGCTACAACGAAATTGCGAAGCGCACGGCCCTGCTGGGCAACAAGGCACCCGGCGACGAAGCCGAGGCCGAGAAGCTGGTGCAGTCTCAGATCAGCCTGCTGGATGGGCTGTCGCCTTCCGCCTACCAGACGGACGAGAGCTACAAGGCAGCGATGACCGCGTTCGTGCGGGGTGCCGCTGACCGTGGTGAGTTCTACACGCTGAAGTTCCTCAACCAGCGGGGCGTGTTGTCGGCGCTGGACCCGGACGATGCCTTGCAGTTGCAGGCGTACGTCAAGCAGAAGCAGGCACAGTACAAGTCTGAATGGCTGGACAACAACCCGCAGGCTGCGGAGCAGATGGCGCTCGTGTCGCTGTACGCTGCCGAGGGCATCGGTGCGAAGCCGACCGAGGCGCAGATCGACCAGCTCAACATGGGCTATGCGGCCGCGACGGGCAGCGACGATCCGCTATACTCCGGCACTCAGCGCATCAGCATGATGGCACAGTCCGCAGGCGCACACATCCGCGCACAGGAGGCGGTGCTGCGTGAGCGCGAGGCGGCAGCCAAGGCGGCGCAGACCGAGCAGGCGAAGCTGGCGGCTCAACAGGAGGACATCCGCGCGGCCATCGACTCGTGGCGGCATGGCACGTACTCGCAGACGATCAACGTGCCGGGCGTGGACAAGGAGCTGCTGGAGGCGAACGTGGTGCAGGGCTTCAACCAAACCCTGAAGACGAACCCCGCAGTGGCTATGGCGCAGCTGGTATGGAATGCCAACACTGGGCGCGGCGCTGTGCTGAAGGGCGTGGCTGACCAGTACCAGACCACGGCCCGCGCGGTCCTGCGTGAGCAGCCGAACGACGCAGCGCGCGACCTCTACAACCAGTGGCGCATGCTGAAGAATACGACCGCCAAGCGCATCGACATCAACGGCAACCCCGTCGAGGGTAAGCTGTCAGGTGCTACCACCGCAGCGCTGTACTTCGGCGACGGCGTGAACACGCTGTTCAACAAGCTGCAAGCGCTGGAGGAATCCGGCGTGAACTTCGAGCTGGCTTACGAGGTGGCGCGCGGGGAAATCACCACCGACGACCCGACCGCGTTCAGTGCGAACAGCCGGAAGGAGTCCGAGGCGTTGCAGTCCCGAGTGGCGAGCGTCTTGCAAAAGGCGAACCCTGCCTACTTCGGGTACTTCGGCAACAAGCTTGGTGACTCCGGCCGAGCCGCCGCTGCGCGGGCAATCGTGCGCGCGGTCAACGAGTCCGGTGGCTTGCTCGACACGTCCTCCGAAGGTATCACTGCTGCGCTCAACCTTGCCAAGCTGAAGTATGGCGGCGAGGATGCGGGCAAGTATTACTGGGAGAACGGGCGTGACGACGAAGGGCACGCCATCGGCAGCGTCGGTGCGTGGCTGGGCTTCATGGACACCAAGGAGACCGGGCCTGCTATCGAGGCAGCCATCGACGCCACCCTCCGCGCCAACAACGTGGAGCCGAGCAAGAGCCTGAAGGCCGACGTGTTCCGCATGCGTGACAGCGAGAATGGCGAGCCTGTGCTGTACGTCAACACCGTTGGCGAGCGCGGCTGGAAGGTTGTCGCCGTCACTGGCGCTGCCATCAAGGCCGAGTACGAGAAGCGCCGTAAGGCTGCAACCCGCACTGAGTTCCCGGTGCCGCAAGGCTACGTCCGTATGCCGGACGGCAGCATTCAGCAGAGCATTTCCATCCAACCCAAACTCTAAGGAGAACTAGACAATGGCACTCGATCTTTCGGGGCTGACCCAAGACCAGCAGATCGCTGCGGCTGCCGCTTACGCGGGAGTGCCGGAGTCGGTTGTGCGCGGACAGTGGCGCGTGGAATCCGGCAACGGTCGCGCGAAGAAGAATGCACAGGGCATCATCGAATCCTCAGCAGGCGCTCGTGGTGACTTCCAAGTCATGCCGCAGACGCAGGCCGTCATCGAAGCGCGCACGGGCAAGAAGTACGACGTGCGCAACTTCCAAGACAACCTCGAAATGTATGCGCACATCATGCGCGAGAACATGCAGCTCGCCAAGGGCGACGTTACGACCGCACTCCGTATCTACCACGGCGGCACCAATCGTGCCAACTGGGGCAAGAACAACGCAGCATACGCCCCGGCAGTGCTGGGCGGCGCGGCTGCTCCGGCAGTGGCACCGCAAGGTGCGGCCAACGTGGGCGGCATCAGTGCGGCTTGGGCAGGCGCGGGCAACATGACCACGCAGACGTGGAGCGGCGCAAGCATCCCGGCAGCGTGGCGCGGTGACGCCATCGAAGGTTCCGGCAACGGTGGTCTTGCACGCGCGACGAAGGAGTACATCGGCAAGGTGCGCGAGGGGCTGGGCGAGCTGGCAATGGGCCAGAACGTCATGGCGGGTGGCACCGCCGAGCAGGGCGTTGCCGCAGCGCAGGCCGTGCGCGGTAGCGACGAAGTGGTCCCGTGGTGGGTGCGTCAGGAAGTCTCTGCCATCGACACGCAGAGCAACGAGCGCAACACCCGCGCCGCCATAGCAGCTACCCAAGCCGACCGGGACGAGGTGGCCTTCCGCGATTCGCTCACGTTCCTCGACAAGTGGGGCGCGGCGTTCGATAGCGGTATTGGCGCGGCTCTGGTGAACCAGATCACCCGCGACCGCGAGCAGACTCCCGAGGGTTGGAAGTACGACCCGAAGGAATGGGAGCGCCCGGAGTACACGGCGGATGAGCTGGAGGACATCCGCGACGCGGCTTACTCCCCCAGCGAGTTGGAGTACACGGCGGCGCGCATCCGTCAGCGCCGACACAGCATGCGGGTCAAGGACAACCAGACCGGGTGGGGCAGTTTCGGCTACGACCTCGTGGCGGGCCTGACCGATCCGGGCAACTGGTTGACTGGTGGCTTGGCCTCCGGTGGCGCGCGGGCGCTGGGCGTTGGCTCGGCTGCGCTGTTCGCTGAGGGCCGGGTGGCCGCTGGTGTCGCGTCGAGTGTCGCCGAGAACACCGCCGCTTCCGTGCTTACGGACGCCGCTCTGGTGGGAATGGGCGAGAACCGCACCGTCGCCGACTTCTTGACCGACGCCGCCTTCTCGGCCGGTATCGGCACGGCGATGAACCTGCGCGGCATCCGCAGTGCGGCGGCTCTGCGTGACAAGGCTGCCATCGACTTGGCCTCCGGCAATGCCGCCATGTACGGCGAGCAGTGGAACGCGGACCTCCGCGCCCGCGCCGTGGCTGAGGTTGGCGAGGGCAACCCGGTGGCGCTCAACGCAAAGGTTCACTCCCTCGCACGCGCCGAGGTGATGGACTGGATTCGTGCGGGCATGGCCGACGTGCCGGACGACTTCCGCCTGTTCGCTCGCCCGGACGTGGCGCAGGAAGCCTCGGCCCCCTCGAACGCCACCGGCGCATTGGCGCGTGACGTGGAGAACGTGGACCAGAGCACCGGCAACTACGCCGACGATGTGGGCGGGCGCGTGGAGTGGGGCGCACCGGCTGACCCGCTGCTGACCCGCGCGTGGAAGGCAAGTGGCATCAAGGGCACGCCCGACGACATCCTGCGCTACCTCGAATCCTCGAAGAACGTACCAGAAGACTTCCGTGCAATCGCCAACGCGCTGAAGCGCAGCGGTCGGTTGAACGGCGTTCGGATCGCTCCCGATGCCGAGCTGTCCCAGTGGTTCCCGAACCAGCCGCAGGTGGCCGGTGGGTACAATCCGTCCCTCAACGCGATGGCGATGCGTAGCTCCGCGCACAACGCCGAGGTGGTGCTGCACGAAATGCTGCACGCTGCAACCTTCCGCGCGCTGCGGCAGGACGCGAACTTCAAGACGCAGATGGACGAGCTGCTGGCACACGTCAACGCCAACCTGTCCGAGGCGGACCGCAACCTGATGACTCGGGCTATGCAGGGTCGCGTAGATCAGGGGCGCACGGGCTTCCTCGCCAACACCGACGAGCTGGTGTCGTACGGCCTGACAAGCCGCGACGTGCAGGCGGTGCTCCGCAACATCAGCGCACCTCCGGGCACGCCGCAGAAGACTGCGTGGGAATGGCTGAAGGACAAGATCGCCCGCGTGCTGGGCCTGGCCGATCAGGAGTCCGCGCTGGAACGCCTGATGAACGTCGTCGGCGAGAACTTGGGTGAGGAGATTCGCTCGCCGCAGGCTGCCTCGCAGCAGACCCGCAGCATGCTGGTCAACTCCATCTTCAAGAACAACCGCGAGCGCAAGGCTTTCATGCAGCGCACCGGACTGGACAAGCAGATCAGCGACAGCGCCACGCGCATCCAAGTCGCCGAAGTCATCGCACGCGCGGAGCGCTTCGGCGGTAAGTACGCCATCGACGCAGAGAAGCTGGCAACCGTCATGCAGAAGTTCGGGCTGGAGGCGACGAGCACCACGCTCATGTCGTCGCAGTCTCCGGTCGCGCGCATGATCGCCGTCACCCTGCTGGAGAACCCGGAAGGCGCGGCAGGCCGTCACAGCACCGCAGCGATGGATCGCCGTGGCCGCTTCGAGTCGTTCATGGGGGCGCGTCCGCGTCAGTGGGAAGCGGCCTACCGGCTGTGGCGTGCTGACGTGCGGAAGGCCGGGGCGATCAAGGACTTCGCAACCGGCTGGAAGATGCGCAGCGAGTTCGAGTACGAGGTGAAGCTGTACCGCGAGACCATGTATATGGGCCGCGAGATTGCCGACGCCCACGAGTCCATCAAGCAGATGGCAAAGGCGCTGGACGAGGGCTACAACCGGATGGCTGCCGAGCAGCGTGCTGTGGGTACGGTGGGTTCCGCCCGCCTGCCCGACGGGGACGTGGCCGGTTACGAGACCCGCACTTGGCTGGGTGGCAAGATCGCAGCGGCCGGGCGCGTGCGTCGTGAGAGCATCCGGCAGGCGTTGCGGGACCAGTTCGATGTGGTGGGCGAGTTGTACGGGGACAAGTTCCTAGAGGACTTCAGCATCAAGTATCTGGAGCGGATCGAGGAGCGGGCTGCGGGCATGAACCGTGCCCCCGACAACCTGTTCTCCGACAACCAGTCCGACACGCTGCGTGATACTCTGCGCGCGTTGTCGCTCAACGAGGAGCAAATCCAGAAGGTAATGGGCCGTTACTCGCGTGGCGGTGCGAAGCACACCAAGGCGCGTATCGACTTGGACGTGACGCGCAAGTACAGGGATGCCGAGGGCGAGTTCCGCCTGATGGACTACTTGGACAACCGCGTGATGGACAACTACCGCAAGTACGCCGGTCGGGTGGCTGGCGACGTCGCTCTAGCAAAGCACGGCATCATGGGCGACGCCGGTATCTCGGTGCTGCGCAAGGCCATGCAGGTGACTGGTGCAAATGACGTGGAGCTGCGTGCGTTCGATCAGGTCATGTCCGAGTTCACCGGCCGCGTGGTCGGCACCGGCGACCCGACCGTTCTGGCGAATGCTCGTCTGCTGACCTCGGCTATCCAGCTGGGCGGCGCGGGTATCAACCAAGCGGCGGAGTATTCCAACGGCCTCGCAACTGTGGGTGCTGCGGGTGTGGCGGAAGCCATCCGCATTGCTCCACGCATGCGCGCCGAGATTGGCAAGATTCTGCGCGGCGAAGACCCGGAGAACAGCATCCTCGGCGGCTTCGAGTTCATCAGTGGGCGCGGCTTCGGCCTCGCAGGTTACGACCTGCATATGTTCAACTCGATGGACACGCAGGCTTCGCTGTATGGCTCCGAGCGCGCGGGCTTCCTGACCGCCCTGGCCCAGCGCACTGCCAACGCCAACCGCATCCTCTCAGGGCAGCGCGCGGTTCTGGCTGTGCAGCAGCGCGGCTTCGCGGAGGTGCTGATCGCCAAGGGTGTGAAGTTCCTGCGGGATGGCACGGCTGCCGATGCTGCCCTTAAGGACATGGGCCTCGACGACACGCTACTTGCACGGCTTCGGCAGACGCAGGATCAGGTGGTGCGCTGGGGTGCAGACGGTAAGCTGGAGGCTGTGGACCCGCGCGGTCTGGAGAACCTGCCCGACCGTCAGGCGTGGCTCGCGTTCTACAACGCCATCGACCGTGGTACGAACCAAATCTTGCAGGACACCTTCATCGGTGAGACCGGCAAGTGGGCGCACAACGGTTGGCTGAAGATGCTGTTCCAGCACCGCACGTTCTCGCTGGTCGCACAGCAGAAGCAGCTGGGTCGCTACGTGGGTCTGTATGGCGCATGGGGTACTGCCGGTATCATCGCTTCGGCGATGGCCGTGGTCGCCCCGCTGCAAGCCCTGCGCGTGGCCTCGCGTGCCGCCCTCCTGCCGGAGGAACAGCGCGAGCAGGCTATCGAGGATGCCCTGTCGCCACTGGCCGTGGGCCGAAGCACCATGAACTACATCAGCGCGACGGCCTTCCTTGGCGACGTGCTGGAGGTGGGGACGGGCGTGGCCGGTGGCTGGTACGAGCACGCAACCGATACCGGCTCGCCGGATTGGGTGCGCCAGCTCGCGGGCGGGCAGCTCGGAAGCCGTAAGGAAATCGTGGGCGGCAGCTTCGCACCGGCGCTAGGGGTCATCAACGACTTCGCGCAGGGTGTGAGCGGGCGTCCCGAGAACCTTGCGGACGTGCTGCCGGGCGGACGCCTGCCGTACGTGATCCCGCTGCTGAAAGGCGCGGCGGCGCATCTGGAGGAGTAACGCTGGCGGGCCAAGGACGGCCCGGCTTTTGGTACACATACGACAAACACAGGAGGCAGCATGGCAGTTCCCGATCCCCAGCTGCGCTACGCGACGGACGTATTCGACGCCAATGGCGTCACTACTGACTGGCAAATCAGCTTCACGGGCGGCTACATCGACCCGTCCCACGTGTACGCCATGAGCGGCATTCTGGACGAGGAGACGCAGCTGCTTACCGACCGTACCGCCCACACCGTGGAGGTGCTGTCCGAGGATGAAAACTCCTCGACCGTGCGAGTTGAGCCTGCCGTCGCGGCTGGGCGCAAGCTCTACATCTACCGCAGCACTCCGGTGCAGCAGATGCTCGTTGACTACGTTAATGGCAGCATCATCAGCAAGACCAACCTTAACCTCAGCAACGACCAGCTGCTGAAGATCATTCAGGAAATGTTCGATTCGCTGAACATCGCCACCCTTAGCATTGACCAGCAGGTCGGTGTGGTGGTGGACCTGAACAACATCATCACCAACATCTACAAGGAAGTCCTCGAACTTCTGGCCTCGGGCGGCATCGTGTCCGTAGCCCCGCGCGTCTGGTCCGGCTCTTGGACTGGCGACGTGGTTGACGATGACGAGTTCCTCATGCCGGGCGCTGACGTTAGCGGTGCTGGTTTCTACGACGTGTACGTCAACGGTATCGGCATGCAGCCGGACGTGGACTACCAAGTCACCATCGACAACGACGACCTGACGCAGAGTTCCATCCGCTTCGCCGAAATCCCCGAAGCGGGGAGCATCTGGTTCGCGGTTCTGCGCGGCTACGCCAAGCCCTACACCGGGCCTGCCCCGATCACGCAGGCCGACCTCCGCGTTCCTGTCATCGAGGTCGCTGGTCCGACGTACTACGCCGACAAGGAGAGCGAGTACGGCCTGCTCCGCTGCACGTTCGAGACGGGTTGCGAAGTCACGGTCAATGCCATCGCCGAAGTGGGCGAGGGCGAGACCAAGATGGGCGCGGGCAGCTACTTCAGCATCCAGCAACGCAACGGCCCGGTCACTGTGGTGGCTGCCGAGGGCGTGACTCTGGAGATTCCGGCCGGGTGCGCTCCCGGCACTCGCGGCCTTCATTCCGTCATTTCGCTCACCTGCGTTGACGGCGACACCAACACGTGGATTCTCTCAGGAGACCTTGCCAAGGAGGAGTAATGGCTAACCACTTCCGCCTCTACGGCCGACCGCTCATGGCGGACGAGGTTCTGCCGCCGCTGACGATCACCGGCTCACTGCCGTTCTTCGTTCCCGGTGAGCCGTATGAAGGCCGATTGCAGATCAACAACAGCATTGGGCGGTGTACGGTGGAAGTCATCGAAGCCGGCCTACCGCCCGGCTACAGCGTCCGCGTCGATAACGTGACCAAGGAAGTCGTGGTCAAGTGGGATGCCTACGAGGAAGTCGAGGACGAAATCAGCGCGGTTCCCAACGGGGACTTCGAGCAGGGGGACAACGGGCAGTGGGCACTCGGCAACGGGTGGTCCATCAAGTCGGGAGGTGCCGAGACTGGCACCTTCTCCGCCGTGTTCGAGAACTTCCGAGGTAACTCCTCCATCGAATCCGTCCGGGTGCCCTACACTCCGGGCACGCCGATCAGGGCGCAGTGCCGGTTCCAGCAGGGCGCATCCTCGAAAGGTAATCTTGCGGGGCGCGCCATCCTAATTTGGTGTGACGCTAAAGGCAATATGCTGCCGGGCGGGGAGGGCAAGTCCTTCTCTGTCGGCACTCTGATTAACTCCGGCAGCGGCGGGGAGTGGCAGACTTCCGAAGTGACTGGAGCGAGCCGCGAGGCCGCTACGGTAGCCGTGGGGTTCAGCGCCAACCGCAAGAAGCAGAACAAGCTCGCGCGCGTTGACAACTTCACGTGGAATCATAAGTACACGCTTGGGACCGACAAGCGGGAGGATTACTTCCTTAGTATCAAGGTTACAGACAGCGCTAACCGCGTGGCGTATTGGTCGGGTTCCTTGCTCTATAAGTCTATCCTCGCCAAGTCCCAGCGCTACCCTGTCACAGCGTACGATAGCATGGCTATCACGCCGCTATTCGTCGGTGCGAGTACCAAGGATTCCCTGCTGGGCACAGACGCGGGCTACGACGGGCTGGGCATCATTCCGCTGTTCATCAGCGCGAGCACGAAGTCGCTGTATTGGGCGCATACACAGCCGCCCGAAGATTTCCTCGGCATCACCCCGCTGTTCGTTTCGGCAAGCACCAAGCAAGTGCAGATCATTCACTCGCAGCCTGCGGAAGATTACCTGTCGGTCTCCCCGTTGTTTGTCGGCGCCAGCACCAAGAAAGTCCTGCTGACCAATACGCTGGAAACCGAAGCCATCACCATCACTCCCCTATTCATAGGAGCAAGCACAAGTGGATAAGAACAATCGCCCCCTGATGGGGTTTGCCGGTAAGTTCATCCGGTTCACCAAGTACAAGGTTCTCGGACAGGACGAGGGCGGGGAGGATATTCTCGGTCCCGGTGTTGACGTACTCACCGACCCATTCAGCAACATGCTTCTGGATCAGGGGCTGGATTACCTCGGGTCGCAGACTTGGGACAACCTAGCCGCAATCCACCTTGGCACGGGTAACACGGCACCGACTGGCGCGGAGACTTCCATCTCCGGGTACGTCGCAGGTAGCTCAACCGACGGCTTGGGCGGCGGGCGCGGCCTTAGCGGTGACGGCACTTACCTCTATCGCAGGATCAGCAAACGGTTCGCGGCAGGCAGTGCAGCCGGAGTGAACCTCGCGTCTGTTGCAGTGGGCCACCGCGTTGCGAACGGTGAGATTTTCAGCCTTGCGCTGCTCAAAGACACAGGCGGTTCTCCGACCACCATCACGCTCACCGCCGAGGAAGTGCTCGACGTGGTGTACGAGTTGCGGATGTATCTACCGGCACAAGACCTGTCTGTCGCGGCCACAGTGGACGGCACGAGCACCACCGTCACTATCCGGCGGAACACTTCTGCGGCTGCTATCAGTGTGTGGGCGTCCACCGTGGGGGTGGGTTTCCCCCTCTCTACATATCAGGTATACAACATGAGCCAAACCGGCTACGAGAATCTTCCAAGCGCTTCTAGCTTGTGGGATACTTATCAGAGCACGGTGAACAAAGCAACCCTCTCCTTGCTAACGTATGTTCCGGGGTCGTATCAGTACAAGGTGGTTCTTAATTTCGCCGTGCCCGATGCAAACTTCGCAACTGGGCTGGGTGCGCTCACCATCGGCAATTCCGGTATTGAGAGTGGTACTTTCTATAGGCTCGCCTACGGATTTTGGGCCTACGGATTCAGCCCGAAACTGAACAAAACTAGCTCACGCACCGCCGCCGTGACCGTGGGTTTGTCGTGGGGCAGGTACACCCCATGATCCCCACTCTAGCGATCAGCGACACCTTTCTGCCGTGGCAATTCAAGATTCGCAATCCGCAGCTCCCGCTCATCGACCATGAGCATGGTGGGGTCGGTCTCAACGACCCCACCGCAGGGCTGCGCGGCTACGACTGGACAGCTGAGTACGACCCCGACACGGCCAACGTGTATGTGTACCGAGACGACCTCGGGCCGGAAACCCGCGTGGCCGTTTACAATCGGGCGGGTATCTCCCGACTAGGGCTTGCCTTCGACCAGAACATGCGCCCAACCCTGTGCTTCTCGGACGGGGACGGGGTGCATGTGTGGTTCTATAAGTCCTCCGAGGAGGCTATGGGAATCCTGACGATCCCCGGAGCCTCGTCCCCGTGCATTACGCTGGACGACCGCCGCCCCGACGCGCGTCAGCGAGAGCGACGTGATCCTGAGCTACATGTCCGGCTCCAACCTCTGCGCCCGAGTGCAGCGAGAAGTGTATGACAACGAGCACACCCTCGCCCTCGACAATCCATCCGAGCTGATCGCCTTCGGCATGACCAAGGAATTGGTTATGCAGTGGCGAATCGCTAACTAACACAGGAGAACACAATGACCCCGCCGTCTCTGGCTTCTGAGGTCGTACGCACCTCGCCCCTCACGGCGGGGGCGTTGTACCTGAACTTCATCAGCACGTATGGCGCTGCCATCGTCACTACCCTCGCCATCGTGTACGCCATTGCCCAGTTCTACTGGCGCTCACGCGAACACCGCAAGATCATGGGAGACAGCAATGACGAATCCCGCAAGTGAGGACGCACTCGGTGAGCTGCACGTAATCGTGGCGACGGTCCTCAAAGACCGTCTCCGCAACGACGAGCTGTGTACCGCAGCCGACATCAATGCCGCAATCAAGTTCCTGAAGGACAACAACATCCAAGCCACGCGCGAGGCCAACAAGGCGCTCGACGAGCTGGCTGGTACTCTGGAGAACAAGGACGTGTCCGAGGCCGAGGAGGCCGAGCTGCAAGCAGCGCTGGACAACATCGTCAACTTTCCGGGGAGCGTAGCCAATGGCGCATGAGTCCGCAGAAGCGGCCGAGCTGCGCCGCAAGAAACTGGCTGTGCTCCAGAAGCACTACGCGCATTTCGCCGTCTTCATGCGCGACATCATGAAGGTGCTGGGCTTCACGCCCACATGGATGCAGTACGACATCGCCAACTACCTGCAATTCGGGCCGAACAACCTGATGGTGCAGGCGCAGCGAGGCGAGGCGAAGACCACGATCACCGCGATCTTCGCCGTGTGGCAGCTGATCCAAGACCCGCAGCACCGAATCCTCGTGATTTCGGCGGGCGGCACCAACGCGAACGAGACGGCGACGCTGATCCAGCGCATCATCCTGACCGTGCCGCAGCTCGAATGCCTCCGCCCCGACAAGAATGCGGGCGACCGCACTTCGGTTGAGGCTTTCGACGTGCATCACAGCCTGAAGGGCATCGACCGCTCGCCGTCCGTGGCGTGTATCGGCGTCACTGGCAACCTGCCGGGCAAGCGCGCGGACCTCCTGATCGCCGACGACGTGGAATCCAACAAGAACAGCCGCACCGCCGCGAACCGCGAGCTGCTGCTGAACATCACGCTGGAGTTCTCCGCCATCTGCACAGGCCGTCCGGGCATCCCGGCGCGCATCCTGTACCTCGGCACGCCGCAGACCAGCGAGAGCATCTACAACACGCTCCCCGGTCGCGGCTTCGACGTTCGCATCTGGCCCGGCCGCTACCCGACCCCGGCACAGCGCGAGGCGTACGGGCCGCATCTGGCCCCGTCCATCGTGCAACGCCTCGAAGCAGACCCGTCCCTCGCCTTCGGCGGTGGTCCGATGGGCGACGAGGGGCAGCCGACCGACGAGCAGATTTACGACGAGGCCAAGCTGCAAGCGAAGCTGAAGGACCGAGGCCCGTCCTCGTTCCAGCTGAACTACATGCTGAACACCCGACTCATGGACGCCATGCGCTTCCCGCTGAAGACGGAGAACTTGGTCGTGATTCCGGGCGGCGGCACCCGCTACCCGCTGACGATCACGCGCGGCATGTCCCAGCAGCACCAGCGCACGTTCCAGTCCAGCGGCATCGGCTTCATCATGATGGCTCCGCACGAGCTGTCGCGCGAGACCGCCGAGCTTCAGGGAGTCCACATGCAGATCGACCCTGCCGGTGGCGGTGCCAACGGAGACGAGACCGCGTTCGCAGTGACCGGATTCCTCAACTCCACCGTGTACGTGCTCGCAGTGGGCGCGGTGCCGGGTGGCTACGACGGGGACGGCCTGCGCCACCTCGCGGAAATCGCCGCCAAGTACAAGCCCAACGTCCTCTCCATCGAGAAGAACATGGGTCACGGTGCCTTCGCCAAGGTGTTCCTGCCAATCCTGCGGGAGAAGTGGAACGGCTCGCTGGTCGAGGAGTTCGTGACCGGCAACAAGGAGGCCCGCATCATCGGCACCTTGGAGCCTGTGATCGCTCGCGGCTCGCTCGTTGTGCTGGAGAGCGTGGTCGAAATGGATCACGAGTACACGCAGCGGCACGCCAACAGCGGCAAGCGCTCGGTGTACTCCCTGTTCCACCAGATCGCCAAGATCACCAGCCAACGCGGCAGCCTCGCGCACGATGACCGCATCGACGCACTGGAAGGCAGCGTGCGGCACTGGGTGAGCAAGCTCGCACTGGACCAGAACAAGGCCATCGAGAAGCAAGCGCAGAAGGAGTTCCAAGACTGGATCAACGATCCAACCGGCATGAAGGCGGCGACCCGACGAGGGCCGATCCGCGCAGGCCGTCCATCCATCCTTGACCGTTACCGGAGGTAACATGCTGAAGTCCAATTTCTCCAACTACACCGGCCTGTTTGGCCGTGGCACCTACCTCACCCGCGAGCTGCTGGCTCTGGTCGAGCACGCCGAGAAGCACCCGCAGACTGCGGCCCAGCTGGAGACCCTGTTCAACGCCGATGTGGCGCGTGTGCAGGCTGCCATTACCGCTGCCAAGTCCCGTGCAGAGTCGTCCGGCCCCGGCGGCGGCGTGCTGGGCAATCCGGCCACGTCCCTGACACTGGCCCCTGAGACCGCGAGCGTGGCTGTGGGCGCGACCACCCAGCTGACCGCTACCGTCGTCCCGGCTGACGCCGACGGCACCACCACGTACGCCTCCTCGGACCCTGCCGTGGCTACCGTGAGCGCGACCGGCCTCGTGACCGGCGTCTCCGCAGGCTCGGCCACCATCGCGGCTACCCGTGGCGGCAAGTCCGACACCTCGGACATCACCGTCACCGCCGAGTAAGGAGGCCGTATGAACGTCGGCAAGCGCGTCATGGCCGCGCTGCTGGCCCTCGCACTGGCGGGAGGTGGGGCAACCTACCTCTCGCTCAACGGGGCGCAGCAGATCGCCTCCCACGAGGGCTACCGGCTGGTGGCCTACCCGGACCCGGCCACTGGCGGCGCTCCGTGGACCATCTGCCGTGGGCACACCAAGGGCGTGTATCGCGGCATGCGGGCCACGCACGAGCAGTGCGACCGCTGGTATGCTGAAGACCTCCGCGTGGCGGAGCGGGCCGTCCAGCGCAACGTGCGCGTCCCCCTGAAGCAAGGGGAATACGACGCGATGACCTCATTCGTCTTCAACGTGGGTGAGCCGAATCTCCGGGCATCGACCCTGCTTCGCAAGGTCAACGCCGGAGACCGCCGTGGGAGCTGCAACCAGTATCCCCGGTGGATTTACGCCAACAAGATGGTACTGGGCGGACTCGTTGTCCGTCGGTACGAGGAACAGGCCATGTGCCTGAAGGACGGGCCGTATGTCTATCTTCCGTAAAATCGAGTTGCTGATCGGAGGGCTGCTGCTTCTGGCCGTAATCCTCCTGTCCCTGTACTCGTTGCACCTCCGCAACTCCAACGCCAATGTCCAAGAGGACTACCAACAGGCGTCTGGTGATGCCTCGGCCGCTACCACTGCGGCTAAGGAGCTGAAAACCGTAGTAATCGAGAAGGAGAACGCGCATGCAGCGCTCGATCAAGCCCTTGCCCGTAGCCCTGAGTGGGCTGATGGGACTGTTCCTGCTGATGTCGCTGACCTCCTGCGTCACGATACCGGCTCCGCCCGCGCAGTACCTTGATGACTGCGCCGTAACTTACCTCGCAAAGGAGAACCCGACCAACTCCGACGTGGCAAAGCTCGCCATCGACCGGGAGTTCGACGTGAAGCTCTGCAACGTGGACAAGCGCGCGCTCCGTGCATGGTACGAGGGCTACAAGCAAGCCTGCGGTTGGCGCTGCAAGGTGAGGAAGTAGCCGATGACTACCATCGTGTGGGACGGCAAGCACCTCTACGCCGACAGCCAAGTCACTGCGGACGACATGAAGGGCACGATGACCAAGGCTCTCCGGGTCCAAACCCCGGAGGGTCCGGTATTCTGCGCCGTGGCCGGTGAGATTCACGTCCTCCGCTCCGTGGTGGCTGCCCTCAAAGGCGGAGAAGCCATCGAGCCTCTGGTCAGTGGCAGCTCCACCGTGCTACTCATCAAGGACGGGCAGGCTACCATCGTTAGCGGTAAGAAGTCCTGGCCGGATGACGCTCCGATCTTCATAGGCAGCGGCGCTGGTATCGCTCGTGGGGCGTACTACGTGAGCAAGTCTGCGGCTAAGGCCGTGGCTGCCGCGTGCGCTATCGACATGTACTCCGCTGCGCCCATCGTTAGGCTTAAGACGAGCTGATCGGAAGCTGGGCCAAAAATTGATTTAGAATTGCGCGGGGGCCACTCCGATAGAAGCTCGCGTGTGCGTCCCCGTGCGGGTGCCCGCGTGAGGCGCGTGCGCGTGTGCGCCTGTGACGGGCGCGCGTGCGTGGGCGTGGGTGCGTGCGGGTGCGTGCCCGCGTGGGCGCGTGGGCGCGTGCGTGGGCCTGCGCGCGGGTGCGCGGGTGCCTCTCTTGTCTCGGCGGGGAGGTGTGCTGGTCAGCTACAACACCAGTGTACCGTAGCAGTCATATAACGAATCGTCATTAGACAAGCGTGGCGGGAGTGTGGTTTACTGGCTCCACGTTGAGGCGCAGGGGGCACATTGGATGCCACCACGCGGCCACCGACGGGCCTACAGGGCGAACGCGGGGCTTGACAGGGGCAACCCTACCGGCTATGATGCGGACGCAGTGGAGGACGGGAGGACGACATCTGTATCGTTTCCCTTTTGGTACACATACGACATAGGGCATTGCCACGATTGGCGTATCTGTCTTTAGCCGGAAGTGTTCCAAGGGGTTGACAGGTGGCAAGCGATAAGCTAAACATCCTCCCTGCGGTCGTCGATGCGAGTCTAACGGCAAGCATCGGAACGCAAAGGGTTGACAGGCTGGCCGCTATGTGGTAAGCTAGTCACCAGTCAAGTGAAAGTCTGCCGTAGTGGCGCCGCTTACAAACGGGCTAAGGGTACATGGGCGAGAGTTCCGAACAAGGCGCAAGTGAGCGTACACTCGGATAGCTTGACAGGTGGCAACGGATAAGCTACTATGCGGCAACGGTCGGGAAACCTGAAAGGCGGAACGGCTGCAAAGCGGACTACCGGCTTATGTGGTAGGATGGTGGCGACAGGACGCCCAGCTAGGCTAGAGGCTTAGGGCTTGACAGAGATTCGACGGTGTGCTAGTATGGGCACCACGGCTGAAGGATCAGCTAAGACTACCGCTAACGGGTAGGGTGTAACGGGAAGCCTGCGACGGAGCTAATGGGATAGCTCTAGGTAGACCGCCAAGCTAAAACGTAGCACTAGCGGATAACCGGATGAACCGGCATTTAAAAGGGCCGATGAATCCACCAGACTAGCAACACTGGTGCCGCTTTACCTAGAGCTAACGTCTAGGGTTTCCCATCTGCCGTGAGAGTCGGCCACGGGAAGCAACCCATCGGAATATGGGAAGCCGGTCATAGCTTGGGGCAGTTCCAAGCTCCCGCATCTGGCGGGCTACGTGCAAGCCTACGGGACACGATGACTATGGCACTGTATGCCCGGAGTAAGGTTGACAACCCGAAGGGGCATACAGATTGAAGCTCACTCCCGGCATTCGGTAATGCACTGCGCAAACCTTGCTTGTCGGCTCTAATCGAGAATGAGGGATCGTCCGACTCGACGGCTTTCCTGAGTGGGCTTCAATCTGTATGTTTTCGCTTTCCCACCAGTGCCAAATGGAGGCACCACTATGCACGGCAACGCCAACCTCGAACGCTCCCGCACGAAACTCCGGTTTTTCCAGTTCACTCGCTCCCGCTGCGTTATGGACTTGCGGATGAACGAGCACGAAAAGCGACTCGCCAAGCGCAAGCGCGACGCCGAGCGGTACGAGGCACGCCACGGCACGGGCGGCAAGCGCAAGAGCGCCGAGGTGAAGGCATGAACCGCCTGTCGGAGAAGTACGGGGCCGCGCAAGCGGCCTTCGTCCTCAAAGGGCTGATGGCCCTGCGCGCCGAGGTCGAGAACGACTTCGGGGGCGAAGCGATTCCGCACGCCGACGACCGCATGGGCATCTGCTGGAACGTCAAGGAATGCTTCATCGACAGGACCGACGAGTTCCCGCCCGAGCTGACGGCCCTGTACGGCGGAGACCACGAGACCACCCGCGTTGAGCTGGGCCGCGTGTGGGCCGAGCTGCGCGACGAGCTGTTCCGGTCGTGGCCGGAGTTCTCGGGCAACAGCCTGTACCCTGTGCCGGGTATCGGCGTGGCTCCAACAGAAGCCGAGGATGACGACGGCAACTGGTACGAGCTGGACTCCGACGAGTATTCCGCCGCCGACGCCGAGGAGACTTTCGACAGTATCAGCGGCAGCCTGTGGGAAGACCAGTACGGCGAGAGCCGGGTGCGCCTGCTCTCCTACATGATCGACCAACTTACCAAGGAGGGCGTGGACGCATGACCATGATGAAATCAGCCGATGGCAGCCAGTACGTGCTGGTGCTGACCAAGGAGCAGGCCGAGCTGCTGGGCACGCTGCGATTCTCGCACGTCGCCGGTGGCGCTGCGCTGTACGCTGTGCTGGAGGGCTTGCCGCACAAGCCGGGCGCGAACTTCCAGCGCACCTACGACCCGGCTACGGGGAAGCCGATCTTCGGCGCGCTCGTCCCGGCACCGAAGACTCCCGAGCCGCGCATCGTGGACAGCATCATCGCGCTGGACTTCGGAGGCTTGGAGCGGCGCGTCCTCGCCGCGCCCGGCATGTCCCACTACATGCAAATGGCGGGCCTGATGAAGGACGAAGCCACGCTACGCAAGGAGCGCAAGGTCGGGTGGATCGTGCAGTACCAAGTCGGCTACACCGGTGGCGTCTGGACTTCGCTCGTCGGCAACGGCAGCGAGGCCAACCTCGTGTACTCCTCCCGCAACGAGGCGTACAGGCAGATGCGAAAGCGCGCGGCCAAGTTGGGCGTTCGTCTGGACCGCTACCGTGTCGTCCCGAACGACACCAAGGACGGCCCGGAGAGCGACCGGGGCTACTATGTGGTGGAATACTGCCACAAGCTGTTCGGTTGGGATCGCAGCGGCCTGCCGGACCTGTGCGGTAAGTTCCCGAGCGCCGACGCCGCACGCCGCGCCATCAACACCCGCACCAACATCGCACTGCGCTCACGCTACCGCGTGAAGTGGCACCCGAACCGCACGTGATCTACCGCTGCGCCTTCCAACGAGGGCGCAGCTTTGGAATCACGCCCAACAAGGAGGGCACATCGCATGATCCCCGTCATCTTCAAGCGGCGACATAACGGTAAGCGTTCGCCGATGCAGCTGGCTGCGCAGCCGCGCCAGTGGAAAGAGTTCGTGACCCACGAGCATAGCGTGGAACGCTGGTATGCGTGAGGTCGAGCTGCGTTACCGGGTACACATGACGAGCCTGCTCACCGGCGCTCAGTGGTACTCGGGACAACACCTCGGGGCACCTGATGGCTGGGTGTTCGACAACCGAGAAAGAGCCGACGCATGGGCGAGTAGTCTCGAAACTACCAACTACATCGCCGATGTTGAGGAGTACGAAGTCCCACCCGTCAATCAGGAGAATCAACCATGAGCAAGACCTACTTCGGCATCACCCGTGCCAAGAGCACCAACACCATCGTCGGCGTCGTCGCCAACCTCGGCCTGACCGGCACCCGCCCGGCCACCGCCGAGGAAGTGCAGGCCATCCTGTCCGTCATCAAGCCCGCCGCAACTCCGAGCCTCGCCGATGCGCTGCGTGACGGCACCTACCCGAACACCGTGGTGGTGTGGGATAAGCGCGCCGAGGCCCGCGCCGGTATCGGCGAGCTGGAATCCTTCAAGTCCCCGCACTTCGACTACGGCGTCGGCGAGTTCGGTGACAAGGTGCGCAGCGTGAAGCCCGTGCTGGGCTGGCGCATCAAGTGCGACACCGACTTCATCAGCTGCTGCAACTCCACCGAGGTTGGCGCGACCGTCCACATCGACGGGGACGAGAAGAACAACCGCGAGAGCAACATGCTTTTCCCGACCCGCGCCGCTGCCCGCAAGGTGGTCGAGGGTGGCGGCGACAAGCGCAGCAAGTCCAACCCGTACGGCTACTTCATCGAGCCGGTGTACGCCGATGCGTAAGCTCGTACTGCACCTCCTGATCCTGCTGTACTGGATCGTCGGGCGAGGCCCGTGGATCGTGGTCGGCCAGTACCGCGACGACGACGGCAAGCTGTGCCGGTTCCGCACCGGAGCAGCAACGCCGGATGGATCGTGGTTCCACACCTACGACAACCTCGACGACGCCAACGACTACTGCGACCTCCGCAACGAGCAGGCGATGTCCGACCCACTCGGCACCACGTACTACGTGTGGCACGAGCTGGAGTTCAACTACTTCCACTACAAGGAGAAACGCTGATGGGTTTACTCGACAAGATCAAGGGCGCGGCCAAGTACGTGAAGGACAAGGTGGTGCAGACGTTCAAGCCGCAGCACGGCGGAAACTCGCTGCCGCCTGCGCCGGACACCTCCCGCTACCTGCACGTCTCGGTGCCGCTAATCCCCATCGAGAACGCGCTGCTGCGGCGGATGCTGGGGCAGGACTACATGCCGGGCCAAGGGCAGACCCGCAACGTGGGCAACAACCAGATGAAGCGCGCTGCCGATGCGATGGGTGCGAACAACAAGATACGCCGCCGCCTGCGCACCAAGATCAAGGGCCGGGCAGCCGAGCTGAGGGCTGGTGCGGCTCTGAACCCGAGAGTACGTGCTGCCTTGGGAGGTGCGCGATGAGCGCCCGTCTCGGCAGCTGGGTGGAAGTTACCATCCCGAGCACCCGCATGCAGCAGGACGCCCTGCGTAAGGCGCTGAACAACAGCGTCGCCATCGTGGGCGGTGCCACCTTGACCGAGGGCCGTGGCTTCTACGTCCGCAAGGACGACGGAAGCACGGACTACGAGCACGTCATCGTGGTGCGCTGGGACTTCAACATCCAGCGCGAAGACATCGACCAAGTGCTGGCCTCGATCCGCGAAGTGGTGGACGCGCTGCTGGAGCTGGGCGAGGAGTGCGTGCTGCGCCGCAGGCACTATGGTCCGGTCGAGTGGTCGGAAGGGGGCTACACCTCCGAGCTGATCTTCGGCAAGACCAAGCAGTAACCTACTCGGAGAGTCGTCTGCCCCACGTTACGGGGCATTCTCAATCACAACGTCAAGGAGATACACACACATGTCGAACGAAACCACCACCCAGACCTTCTCCCACACCGAAGTCAAGCTGGCCGAGCTGCGCGAAGACCGCCTGAAGGCGATGGAAAAGGTCAACAAGATCGACGAGAAGATCGCGGCGCTGGAGAACGCCGCCGCGAACGCGGCTGCCATCGAAGCACTGAAGGCGGGCGATGCCGTGGCCTACGTCTATGGCCGCGCCCTGAACAAGCGCGTCCTGTCCGGCACCGTGGCGGCCACCAAGAAGAACGAGAAGGGCATCGTGCAGCTGAAGGTCGAGCACGGTGAAGGCTTCGACGCCGAGTTCCATCTGATCGACGCCACCGCCCTGCTGTTCAGCAGCGAAGAAATCGAGAAGGCCCAGGCCGACATCGACGCGGCCAAGGCTGCCGCCGAGAAGGGCGGCGAAGGTGGTGCCGAATGATCGGCATGGCCCAGCAGGCGCAGTGCGCTCCGGCTCCCTCCCGGTTCCTACACGTGCGCCCATGATCCTGCGTCCCGGCGCGCTGGTGCCGGGCCAGTACGTGACCCTGCTGCTGGGGAAGGACGCCGATGTGGCGAGCGACGGCGATAACGTCTACATCGTCACCGACCAGAAGGACAAGAAGGGCAACCCGCTCCTGACCGAGCGCAGCTCCGGCACCACCGTCTCCGCAAGCCCGACCAGCGTGTGGGCCATCTGGTGATCTAAAGCGAGGACAAGATGAGCAACGAACTACCTGACAGCGATTGGCTGCCGCATGTGGAACGACTGAAGGTCGGCACCCGCGTTCGGGTCAGCCATGCGTGTGGTGAGGGAAACTCGTTGCTCATCACTCGCCTGCACGACAAGTCCACCGCATACTGTTTCAGGTGCGGTGGCACAGGATTCAAGCGCGAGCACGAGAGCTTAGAAGCCAAGCTAGTACGAACCCATGCCGAGCAAACCAGCGAGCGCAGAGTGCGCGCAACTGTTGAGTTGCCAGAGCCACGTGTCTACGACACAACCGAGTGGCCGCTGCGTGACAAGGTGTGGTTCTACAAGATGGGTCTCTCGCTTCGCATGATAGGGGAACTCGGCCTGTACTGGTGCCCGGACATCGGGCGCGTGGTACTACCCATCATGGAAGGCGACCGCCATGTGTACTGGACAGCCCGGTCCTCTACGAGGCAACCGAAGTGGCTGACTCCTGATGTCCCGAAAGATGGACTCGTCGCACGCTTCGGCGTGGGCAAGGGAGACACCATCGTTCTATGCGAAGACCCGCTCTCCGCATACAAGGTGGGACTGGTAACAGAAGCGTGGTCGTTGCTCGGCACCAAGCTGCACAACAAGGTGCTGGTGCAGCTGATTGAGCGAGGCCAACGTGTAGCGACGTGGCTCGACGACGACAGGGGCAGATCGAACGGGAGCAATCCCGGTCAGGATGCTGCGAAACAAATCGCCGCCCGCCTTCGTGCGTTCGGCTTGGACTATAGGAACATCACGTCACCACGTGATCCGAAGTATTACCCGGCCGACTACATTGAGGAGAAGCTGAGATGAAGAACTGCTACCAGTGCGGCGAGGAGACAGCGTGGCTCGCTCCCGATTCTCGCTGCACCAACTGCACCCGCGTGACTCCTGAAGAAGCGCGAGGAGAATCCCAACCAGCGGAGGAACCCGATGAGTCTTGACCTCACACTGCTGCGACTGTGCAGCGACAAGGGAAAGTTCGACCGGCTGGTCCCCAACGCCCCGCGCGAGGGGTTGGACGAGCTGACCGTGCTTATGCTGGATGCGCTGCGCGCGTACTACAAGGAGTTCCCCGACACCAAGACTCTGCCGCACGACGTGTTCGACGGCTGGGCGATGGAGTTCAAGTTCAAGCAACTCCCCGACGACAAGAAGTCCCTGCTGAAGTTGCAGCTGCGTGCGATGCGGGAGGCTGTCCCGCCCGAGGCGGAGCAGGGCATGATCGAAAAGCTGTTGGAGCTGGAGCTTGCCACGTCCGCCGTCAGCAAGATCGTGCAGTGGAATGGCGGCGCAGAGTTCTCCCTGCGCGATGAGCTGTCCACTCTGGCCGAAGGAATCACCGAACGCATGGACCGCAAGGCCCGGCTGCCGTTGGTGCAGGAGACGCCCGAGGAGCTGATGGCGATGGACGAGGGCGACATCGGAATCCACTTCCGCCTCCCCAGCCTGAGCAGCAACCTGCGCCCGATGCGCGGCGGCGACTTCGGCATCTACGCCATGCGCCCCGACGCAGGCAAGACCACGTTCCTGACCAGCGAGTCCACGTTCTGGCTGCCGCAGCTGGACGAGGTATGGCCGGACCAGAAGCGCACCGGCATCTGGCTCAACAACGAGGGGCCGGGCAAGCGCATCAAGCAGCGCTGGTATCAGTCCCTCCTAAACGCAACGATCCCCGAAATGGTGGAGTGGGCGAAGGACGGCAGCATCCGCAAGCGGATCGAGGAAGCGATGGGCGGCGACATCCACCGCATGCAGTTCTACGACATCCACGGCTTCACCTCTGGCGAGGTCGAGGCGATCATCAAACAGACCAACCCCGGCTTCATCATCTTCGACATGATCGACAACATCACGTTCACCGGCGGCATGACCAACGGCGGGCAGCGTACCGATCAGATGCTCGAAGCCATGTACCAAGCCGCGCGCAACTGGTGCGTGAAGTACGACGCTGTGGGCGTGGCGACTTCGCAGATCAGCGCCGAGGGCGAGGGTGTCCAGTTCCCGCCGCAGTCCGCACTGAAGGACAGCAAGACGGGCAAGCAGGGCGCGTGCGACTTCATCATCATGGGCGGCAAGCTCAACGATCCTGCGATGGATCGCTTCCGCTACATCGGCACGCCGAAGAACAAGCTGCACCGCGCAGGCGGTAAGCGTGATCCTCGCGCCGAAGTGATGTTCGACGCAGAGCGCGCCCGTTTCTACGAGGAGGCAGCATGAGTTCGGGAATCGGAAGTAACAATAAGCCCGAGGACTTCTCGGGCTGGAAGTGCGGGTGGCTAGTTAACAAGGGCAGCGCGTGGATCGGTGTGCATTACAGCAAGCACAACCTGCGCTGGTGCATCAACCTGATCCCGTGCGTCACCGTGTGGATCACCAAGCCGGGAGGCAAGACGCCATGAGCCACACCCCGAACATCTACCTGCCGAAGAACGTGGGCGTCATCACGTCCAGCCGCACCGGCAGCAGCTACACCGTCGAGCCGCCCGTAACCGACACGGACATCGACTTCCTCGTGCTGGTCGAGGACTTCGGAGAGGCACTGGATCAGCTGGTCAAGGCTGGGTGGACCATATGCTCTGGTGCCGATGGGCACGTACGAGGAAGACGAGGACTACAGCAGCACGTGGTATGCGCTTCGCAACGGCGTGTTCAACGTCATGGTGACTGCCGATCCCGGCTGGTATCAGCGCGCGGTAGAGGCCACCACGATCTGCAAGCAGCGCAACATCAAGGACAAGCAGGATCGCATCATCGTGTTCCGCTGGGTGCGTGATGGTCTCGACTTGGATGGCGATGCGTCGGATGAAATGTACCAGCTGGCTCTGCAACGGTGGCCGCTATGAGCTACGTGTCCTTCGACTTGGAGACCACGATCCGCGCCACGCTGAAGCGCAAGGCGAATCCGTTCTACAACCTCAACCGCATCGTCGCCATCGGCCACAAGCGCAAGGGCGATGCCAAGAACAGCGGCCGGTACTTCACCACCGGACGTGACGAGGACAACAACTACGTCGGCGGTGCGCCGGATGGTTGGCTGAAGGAGTTGTGCTACGGCGCGCAGTATCTCGTCGGCTTCAACATCAAGTTCGACATCCTGCACGCCATCTGCCAAGGCCCGCAGAATCGCATGGCATGGATCGAGTTCATCGACCGTGGTGGCATGGTGTGGGACTGCCAGCTTGCCGAATACCTGCTGCACGGCATGACCCAAGAGTTCCACATGTGCGCGATGGACGAGGTGGCCCCGAGGTACGGCGGCAACCTGAAGGACGACGCGGTGAAGTCCCTGTGGAATGCAGGGGTGGACACGTGCGACATCGACAAGACCCTGCTGATGGACTACCTCGTCGGAACCAACGACACGGATGACGTGGGCGACATCGGCAACACCGAGAAGATGTTCCTCGGTCAGCTCGATGCCTTCCGTGCACGTAACGGTTTGCGCTCGGCGCTGCTCAACATGGGCGCGCTGTGCTTCACCATCGAAGCCGAGTACAACGGCATGTTCGTGGACAAGCCGTGGGCGCTGGAGCATGCGAAGAAGCTGGAGCAGGAGCTTGCCGACGCCACCGCAGAGCTGGAGTCCTACATCCCCGAGCTGCCCGAGGGCTTGACCTTCAACTGGAACAGCCGCTTCCACAAGAGCGCGCTGATCTTCGGCGGCCCCGTCAAGTACGTGGCGAAGGTTCCCATTCTGGTTCCCGAGACCGGCAAGCAGCAGTATGTCCAGAAGGACGAGCTGCACTACGTGCTGGTGGACGGCACGACCCGGAGCATCGGCGAGTACAACGCCAACGAGCTGCAAGCCTTCGACGGCATCGCCGAGAAGTTCCCCGATGTGGCGGTGTTCGCTGGTGGCAAGAACAAGGGCGAGCGCAAGACCAAGAAGGTCAAGGTCGATGACCTGACCAAGCCCAAGTTCCGCAACGAGGACATGGTGTTCGTGTTCCCCGGCTACACCGAGGGCAGCGAACGATGGGAGAGCAAGTCCGATCCGGGCGTGTACTCCACCGCAGCGGAAGTGATCGAGGAGCTTGGCTCTCGTGACATCCCGTTCCTGAAGGCGCTCGCCAAGCGCGCCGACATCCACAAGGACTTGTCCACGTACTTCATCACGACGGACGAGAAGACCGGCGAGCAGAAGGGAATGCTCACGCTGGTTGGGCCGGATGGCATCATCCATCACAAGCTCAACATGACCAACACCGTGACCGGACGCTTGTCGTCGAGCGACCCGAACTTGCAGAACGTGAGCAAGGGCGAGTACGACGAGGAGACCGGCAAGGAGAAGGGCAGCCAGATCAAGCGCGCGTTCATCAGCCGCCACGCCGGTGGCAAGATCATCCAGTCGGACTTCACGTCGCTGGAAATCTACGTGCAGGCGATCCTCACCCAATGCCGACAGCTGATCGAAGACTTGAAGGCTGGTCTGGACATGCACGTCCTGCGTGCCGAGCAGGCATGGGGTGCAGCCGAAGGCAAGGACTACGCCTACATCCTGAAGGCAGCGAAGGACGAGACGCACCCGGAGCACAGCAAGTGGAAGAAGATGCGCGGCAACGCGAAGGTCTTCTCCTTCCAGCGTGCGTACGGCGCAGGCGTTGCGAAGATCGCAGCGACCACGGGCATGACCGAGGAAGAAGTGGAGAAGCTGGTGCGCGCCGAGGCCGAGCGTTACCCGGAGCTGGGCGAGTACATCGACCACATGATGGAGGTCATCAAGGCCAACCGCGTGACTACTGGCCGCTTCGTGCAGCACCCGGATGTGCCGGGCCTGACCTGTCAGCTGGGCCGCTCACACTTCACCACGCCGGACGGGAAGATGTACTCCTTCAGCGAGTCCCCGTCTCCCAAGTTCATCGCAACCAAGCCCGCCTCGCGCGGCGGCGTGGCGCAGTCGTTCTCGCCCACGGAAATCAAGAACTACCCGGTGCAGGGGACGGGCGGCGAGTGGGCCAAGGCGAGCATGTACGTCTCGCTGCGCGCCTTCTACCGCATGTACGTCACCCAGCCGGAGCGCTGGCTCGGCCAAGCCCTGCTGGTGAATCAGGTCCACGATGCTGTGTACGTGGACAGCGCAGCACCCATCGCCACGGAAGCGGCGGCGCTCCTGCATGCAAGCATGCTCGAAGCCTCCGTTTACATGGAGTGGTGGTTCAAGTGGCAGCTGCCTCTCGGCGTGCCATGCGAAACCAAGATGGGCGACAACATGATGGAGGAGCACAACCCTCCGGCAGAGTTCGCCGTCTTGTTCCCCGAGTACCGCATGCAAATCCGAAAGGACTTCATCGGTAATCACAACCCGTCGTTTGAATAAGGAGAACCAAGCATGAGTCTCGACAAGCTGCTGAAGCAGGTGCAGGAGAAGGGTCAGGACCAGTCCGTGGCGTCCGCCGGTGGCGGCGACTACACTCCGCCCGAGGCCGGGCAGACCGGCGCTCGCATCGTCGCCTACTACGAGGTGGGCCAACACGAGAGCGAGTTCGAGGGCAAGAAGAAGACCAACAACGAAGTCATCATCGTGTTCGAGCTGATCGGCAAGAAGCACCCGCCGAAGGAACTGGATGGCGGCGTCAAGATTCCGGTCCGCCTGAGCCTGCGCCTCAACCTCTCGACCAACGAGAAGGCCGCGTACTTCAAGATGTTCTCCCGCCTGCGTACCGACGAGAAGCACTTCGTCCAGCTGCTCGGCAAGCCGGTGCTGCTGAACGTGGTCCACGTAGAGCGCGGCCCGGAAGGCAAGAAGAAGACGTACGCCAACATCGACAAGGAGTCCGTCCGCAAGCCGATCATCCAAGTCCCCGAGCTGGAAGACGGTGAGCCGACCGGCAACCTGCTGGAGCAGGTGTTCCCGGTGGGCGCGGCGTTGACCGAGCTGAAGGCGTTCGTGTGGGACTTCGCCGACGCCGAAATGTGGGACAGCATCTACATCGAAGGCGAGTACCCGGAGCGCAAGGACGAGAAGACCGGCAAGGTCGTCGCCGAAGCGCGCAGCAAGAACACCATCCAGCTGGAAATCGCCAAGGCGCTGAACTTCAAGGGGCTGCCGTGCTACGACTACGCGGCCTCCAAGCTGGTCGGCGGCACCGTCACCAAGGAAGGCGTCGATGCGCTGGACGCGGCGGTCGGTGACGTGGACAACGCGCAGAGCGGCGAGGACGACAAGCCGCCGTTCGACATGGACGACCCGATGGCAGGCGTCGCCTGATGGACCTGAGCGCTCTGATGGCTGCGGCTGCGGAGCGCTCCCCGATGCCCGTCGTGGAAGTACGGCAGCACAACCGCAACGTGATCGCTCACGTGGACGGGGACTACGCTGCGTACTTCTGCGCCGGTAGCGAGAACTGTTCTGCGGGGGACGCACGGCGCAACGTGCTCTCCCGCGTCTCGCATCTGAAGCATATCAGCGGAGCGGATCGTGTCGTCATGCACCTCACACATGGCGCATCATCGAAAGGTGACAGGTTCCTCGCTGCTACGACTCAGCCGTATCAGGGGCAGCGCCAGTCAGGACGCAAGCCGAACAACTGGGCCTTCCTCCGCGAGTGGATGGAGACGTACGACGGCCCGCACTTCACACCGAAAATCTGGACGACCCGCGAGGCGGACGATGGCATGGCCTTCGTCAGCACCGGAGCAGCCAAGCACGGCAACGTGCTGCACGTGATCCACACCGCCGACAAGGACATGCGTATGTTCTGCGGCACCCACATCACGTGGGAGGATTACCACATCGTGGACGTACCGCTCGGCACCTACGACATCGTGGGCGCAGACGGCTTGCAGTATGGGCACAAGTGGTTCTGGATGCAGATGCTCATGGGAGACACGGCGGACTTCATCCCCGGCTTGCCGAAGGTTGGCAAGGTGACGGCGGAGGAGCTGCTGTTCGGAACCAAGAGCAACGCCGAGGCCGCGCCGCTGGTGTACGGTAAGTACGCCGAGGTGAAGGGCGAAGGGTGGCAGCGGTACTTTGCCGAGCAGGCGGTGCTACTGTGGATGCGGACGGACCGCGACGCAAGTCTGCTGGACGTTCTCCAGCTGGACGTGTTCGGGGACAAGCTGAAGCAGGCGTTCTACGACCTCGCCGAGGAAGTCAACGAGAAGCGCGCAGCACTGGAGGAACTGAAGCGATGAAGCGACTGACAGCAACACAGGTGAAGCTGGTGCGGGTGAAGCTCGCAGCAGAACAGGGCAACCGCTGCGCGTTGTGCGGCGGGCAGCTCGGACTGAAGGCACCGCTCGACCCGGTGCTGGATCACGATCACCGCACTGGCGCAGTGCGAGGCGTACTCCATCGTGGGTGCAACTCGCTGCTGGGCAAGGTCGAGAACAACGGCCCACGTTATGGAGTGCGGGACATCCTCGCCTTCTGCGGGGGGCTTGCGAACTACCTGCGAAAGCACATGACGAACATCACGGGCTATCTGCACCCCACCCACAAGACCGAGGACGAGAAGCGCATCGCTCGCAATGCGAAGGCGCGTAAGACCCGAGCCAAGAAGAAGGAGAACCCGTGAACCTCACCACATTCCTGAAGCATGCCCCGAAGCACGGACCGAAGATTCTGTGCCTCGACATCGAGACCTTCCCCATCGAGTTTTGGGGATGGCAGATGTTCAACAACAACTTCAGCCCGAAGCAGATCAAGCGCGACTGGTCCCTCATGTCGTTCGCTGCGGAGTGGCTGGACAACGACGAGGCCACGATCTACGTGGACCAGCGCCGCGAGAAGGACGTGTTCAATGACCGCAAGCAGGCCAAGGTTCTCCACGCCCTGCTCAACGCGGCGGACTTCGTTCTCGCCCGCAACGGCAAGAAGTTCGACCTGCGCAAGGTGAAGGCCCGCCTCGCCATCCTCGGCTTCCCGCCGCTCTCCCCGGTCAGCGTGATCGACCCGATGCTGCTGAACCGAGACGAGTTCGCGTTCACCTCGCAGAAGCTGGAGTATACAACCGGCGTCATCGTCCCCGAGCTGCGCAAGTACGACCACGCGAACTTCCCCGGCTTCGACCTGTGGGTGGCGTGCATGCAGGGCTTGCCTGGTGCATGGGAGGAGTGCGAGGCGTACAACATCACCGACGTGAAGTCCATGAAGGCCGAGTACCGCAAGCTGCGCGGCTGGTACAGTAGGCACCCGAACATCGCGGTGTACTACAAGGCCGACGGCAGCGAGCACCGCTGCAACAAGTGCGGGAACAACGAAATGATCCCGCAGAAGTCCCCGGCCCGCACGCAGGTCGGAACCTACCTGCTGCTGCAATGCACGCAGTGTGGTGGGCACAGCCGTGGCCGCAAGCTGACGACCAACATCGAGCAGCGCCGCCACATCACCGTTCCCGCATAGAGGCAACCATGAAGATCAACGACATCCACAGCGGTATGCTCGTTCAGTACGTAGGAAACGCGCCGGGCCTCATCGGCCTGCGCGGCACCGTCCGCCGGGTATTCTTCGATGTGGTCGAGGTCTTCTTCGACGGGCGGATCACGCCGAGCTATGTCCGCCCGCAATTCCTCCGCCGCCGCATGATGGTGGGCGGCGTTACCACTACCCGCAGAGAGGTACTGATGAACTACGGAAACGAATACGGACGCACCCGCCCGCTCAACGACGGGGCACGCAACGAGTCCACCTTGCCCAACGACAGCGCCTCGCGGAAGGAGTACCCGCTATTCGACGTGCTGTTCGGGCAGTTCCCTGCGGCGATGACGGCCATCGCGCACCACTCGTTCAAGGGGAACCAGAAGCACAACCCCGGAAGCCCGTTGCAGGACAACCGGGCACTGTCCAAGGACGACGCCAACTGCATCCTCCGGCACCTCAGCGAGGGGGACTACGAAGGTGCTGCGTGGCGCGCATGTCGCCTGCTCCAGAAGAAGCTGGAACAGGAAGGTGCGCCCATCGCCCCGCTCGCAACGAACGCAATCGGCAACTACTGAGGAGAACCGATGAACTACAAGTCCAACACCCAGCGTCTGATCCAGTCCTACGAGAATGCCGTTGCTTGGGGCAATGGCGATCACGAGGAAGCGTTGCAGGATGCAGTCAACACCGCGTTCCCCGGTCTGAACGACGAAGGCAAGGCCGAGCTGTACGCTCGCATCGCCGATGCGTGGGAAGGCTACCGCACCGGCATGGTGCCGCGCAAGTTGTGGATCGGCCAGATCGTCACGGACTTCATGTCCGGCCGCATCGCATCCACCGTCGGCGGGCTGACCGTCCACAACAACCTCCCGAACAAGGAGGCCAAGGCCGATGAGTAAGCCCTACATCGTACACAAGGCCGTCGAGTTGGACAAGGTGCAGAAGCGCCTGCGCCCCAGCGACGACATGCTCCGCACCGAGTACCTCGCGCAGCCCAAGTACGACGGCTGCAACTGCGTGGTGGTCAAGGCTGCCAACTCAGTCGAGCACATCACTATCTTCAGCCGCACCGGCGAGGAAGTGGTGTCCGCGAACCACATCAAGGAAGCACTGGCCGCTGCGCCGTTCGCTCCCATCGGCGTGTACCTCGGCGAATACTGGCACCCGACCATCGACCAGCCGACCGTGAGCGGCATGTTCCGCAAGAAGGACGGCACGCAGTACACCGAACCGTTCTTCGTGGTCTTCGACTTCGTGAGCATCGGCGAGTGGGAGCAGGGCTTCAGCCCGCTGACCTACCTCGACCGCGTGGGCCGCTTGCCCGCAACGCTCAGCAAGATCGAGGAATGCAAGGCACCGTTCTTCCTCGCGGAGTCGCAAGGCTTCCTCGTGGATCAGGAGCTGGAGCCGATGGAAGCCGCCCGCCTGCTGTGCGAGAGCGGCCCGTACGACGGGCTGATCCGTGCGCAAGCCGAGCGGCACGTGGACCAAGGGCGACAAGGGAACGAAGGGNNAAGTCATCAAGATCAAGCCCACCCTGACGCTGGACCTGCGAGTGCTGCGCGTCAACATGAGCACNGNCGAGAAGACCGGGCGCGACGTGTGGACGGTGGTCGTGGACCTCGGCGAAGGCAAGGAGCAGGAAGTCGGTAGCGGCGTGCCGCACAGCGCGGACCAGCTGCCCTGCATCGGGGACATCGTGGAAATCGAATCCATGTCCCTGAGCAAGTACGGCCTGCTGCGCGAGCCGCGCTACAAGGGCATCCGCCATGACAAGGTGGAGGCGGACCGATGAGCAGCAATATCCGCATCGACATCACCCACCAAGAACTCACCCGCAGCATCGGGATCAGCATCACCATCCCGTTCGACGACTACGCCCGGCAGCTGTTCCCAAACGAGCACCTGCGCGAGGTCGTGAACGAGGCGATGGCGCGAGTCCTCGACGAAGCACACAACCGGAGGTAGCATGCTCACACAAGTGGAACTCGAACTGGAGACCTATGCTTTCGGCCAAGAGCGCATGCGCAAGGCCATCGAGCGTAACGAGGAGAACGGCGGTGCGCCGAACAACCCGTACGCTCAGGCGGTGTATCGCCGGTTCGTGCTTCCGCTTGCGGAGCGTATCCGGGCTGACATCGACAAGCCGCGCATCGGCAGAGCGCAGGCCCACGTGCCACTTCTGCGGGCGAAGTACGACCCAGAGCGGAAGGACAAGCGTGGGAAGGCCATCACCGCCGAAGAACAAGCCACCGAATGGTACGAGGCTATCGCCTTCGTGGCCGTCCGTGGTTGCTTGGCAGCTTGCATCGCCGAGCAGGGCAAGAAGGATAAGGCTGCCGGTCGTGAGGTGGTGAAGCAGGTGGGCACCAACGTGTACCACGAGTACCTGCTGACCCAGTTTGCCGACGCGGAGCCGACGCTGTTCTACCACCTGATGAACGACATGGACCGCAAGTTGAGCGTCAACGAGACGCATCGCATGACCGTGATGAAGATGCAGGGCAGGAAGAACGGCGTCGAGTTCCACGAGTGGGGGCAGGCGCAGCGCGATCAGGTCGGTGGCTACATCGTTGACCAGCTTGCGCAGATGGGCATGGTGAACGCCGGGGTGGTGAACGAGACCATCGTGTCTGGTGGTCGCCGCAGGACGAAGACCAACTTGCACGTCGAGCTGACAGAGGACGTGCGCAAGCTGATCCACCAGATCAGCGAGTTCGTCATCGAGAGCACCCCGTACTTCCTGCCGTGCGTCGAGCCGCCGAAGGACTGGACCGACGTGGACAACGGAGGATTCCACACCAACGAAATGCGTAGGCTGCACCCTTGGATGGTGAAGACCTACGCTCAGACCCGCGACGACTACCGCTCTGCCGAGCTGCGCAACGAGATGGCTGCGGTCAATTCGTTGCAGCAGGTGAAGTGGCGGATCAACCGCCGCATGCTGGAGGCTGTGTCCGCAGTGGCGCGAGTCCACGACATGGAGGAAATTATTTCGCAGGCCGAGCTGCCGAAGCCGCGCAAGCCGGAATGGTTGGCGAAGGGCATGACCAAGGAGGACATGACCGAATCCCAGCAGCGCGAGTTCAAGAAGTGGAAGCGCGAGGTGGCCGACTGGCACACCGACGAGCGTCTGCGCAACAGCAAGAGCAACCGGTTCTACAACGCCATGCGGGTGGCGCGCAAGTTCGTTGACTACCCGGCAATCTACTTCGTTTACTTCGTGGACTTCCGAGGGCGCAAGTACGTCCAGACCACCGGCGTCTCGCCGCAGGGTTCGGACTTGCAGAAGGCGCTGCTGGAGTTTGGCGAGGGCAAGCCTCTGCTCACCAAGTCGGCAAAGGACTGGTTCTGCATTACAGGAGCAAACCGATGGGGTTACGACAAGGCGTCTCTGCCGGATCGTGTGAAGTGGGTGGCCGAGCATCACGACCAGATTCTGGCGTTTGCTTCGGACCCGGTGAACAACGACGAGTGGAAGGCCGCAGACAAGCCGCTGCAATTCCTCGCTTGGTGCTTGGAGTACGAGCAGTGGCAAGTGTTCGGGGATCGCTTCCAGAGCCGCATCGCAGTCGGCATGGATGGTTCCTGCAATGGTCTTCAGAACTTCTCTGCGATGCTGCGCGACAGTGCAGGCGGGAAGGCGACCAACCTGATCCCGGCACCGCTGCCGAATGACATCTACCAGATGGTGGCGGACCTCGTGACCAAGCTCCTCGAAGCCGAGGAGGACGACGAGGAAGGGTTCCGCAGGCTGTGGCTGGACCACGGCCTGACCCGCTCGCTGGTGAAGCGCTCGGTGATGACCCTGCCCTACGGCTCGCGCCAATCGAGCTGGGCGGACTTCATCGTGAGCGACTACCTGAAGGCGGACAAGTTCCCCGAGCTGGACAAGAAGCTGTACGACAGGGCCGCGCGCTTCCTGAGCAAGCGCCTCGGCGTCGCCATCGCTGACACGGTAGTGGCGGCAGCCGACGCAATGGCGTGGCTCCAGAAGGCGTCCACGGCGATCCTGCGCGAGGGCTACGACCGCATCAAGTGGATCACGCCGTCCGGCTTCCCGGTGACGCAGGTGTATTGGGAGACCGAGGAGCACCGGATCAACACCAAGCTGTGCGGCAACGCCAAGCTCTCTGTGCGCCGCAGCACGGACGAGGTGAAGAAGTCCCGGCACCGCAACGGCATCGCCCCCAACTTCGTACACAGCCTCGACGCCAGCCACCTGACGCTGGTGGTCAACCGGGCCAAGGCCGAGGGCATCAACGCCTTCGCCATGATCCACGACGACTACGGCACCCACGCCGCCGACACGGCCCGCCTGTACGAAATCATCCGCGAGGTCTTCGTGGATATGTACGCCCGGCACGACGTGCTGGAGGAGTTCCGAGCGGCCTACGGCTTTCTGCCCGAGCCGCCTCCGATGGGCGACCTCGACCTCGCGCAAGTTATTGATTCTCCGTACTTCTTCAGCTGAGGAGTTTCAGTACACATACGACAAAGGGTGCCTCGCCCTCCGGGGGCAGGCATCAGACCGAATCTTCCTCGATGTGGACGGCTCGCAAGCGGGCTGCCGGTATTCCGGCCACTCGGGGAACCCTTTT